TGGATAAAGGCGCCCCAGAGCACTAGGCCAACCCAGGACAGTATGGCTATAACTACCCAGTTGATAGTGTTCTGTTTCAGCTTAATCCAGAACTCTTTATCCGCCCGGTCTTTCTCGATCCACTCTTCATGCGCCTTGCGATGGCTTTCCGCATCACCCTCAGGGAAAGCTTTAACGAAAGCGTCTTTGAGTTCTTTGATCAAGGCGTTCTGCTTCTCGATAACGGACAACGTGGACTCAGACAACTTTTCCACCCTATGCGCGTGGTTGTCCAGCTCTTCCCTCATCTCCTTGAATTGTTGTTGCATCTCTTTTTTGTGCTCTTCCACGGCGGCTCGCGTGTCCATGATTAGGTTGAAGGTCTCCTCGTCGGCAGCAGCAAACTCCACGCGTCGCTCGGGTCCGGGCCAATGACTCATGCTATTTTACCCCCTGCACGAAGTTGAGCCAAGGTTAGCCCTCCTGTGTACTGACAATGCGCAGTTTCCCGGAGTTTGCCGGTCCAACGCCCAGCCCACTCAAGCCCGACAGATTCCGCGATGACACCAGCCTTACGGTAGAGGTTCGCGTCGTCCCATGCAGGTTTGCCAGCCACCAGCGGGACGAAGTCAAAAGCACAGCGGTGATTATGCCAAGATTCGCCGCCGCGAGCGTTAGTGACAATGCGACCGGGTTTGGAACGTCCTTGCTTGTATAGCTCATCTTGTTCCTCGTCAGAGCGATGCGTACAGTAGATCAGAACATCCAGTCCCTGCTTTTTGCACTCTTCCTTGAAGAGCAGGGCTTTTTCCTTGACCACAGGTAGCAGGTCATCTAAAGATCGGCTAGCCATTTAGAATCTCCTTGAGCATCTCGATAGTTTGAGCGGTCAGGTTTCCGTCAAGCTCCTTGTCCGACAACGCGGCTTTCATGCGCTCGATGATGAGCTTGGTTTCGTTGTCATCACGGTTCTTTAGGACCTCGGTGACCTGTTTCTGGTGGTTGTCACGTTCGTTATTTAGTGCATCAACCTGAGACTTCAAGCGGTCAATTTCGTCACGTTGACGCAGTTCTGCCGCTTTGAACATCTGATCCATCTGATCTTGCATGGCTCCTCGTTGCTGCTCAAACTGTTCGCGAGCCGCTTGCATCTGGAGTTTAGCTTGGTCGTTCTGCTGCTCGGCTTGCAAGGACTGTTGTTTCAGCTGCAGGAGACCTTGGTCTTGTTGCTGCTTACGCTGCGTGTCCATCTGAGCGATTTGCAGTGCGGGATCCACAGGGGGCTTCGGCATACGCTGTTGGATCTGTTGTTGAAGCGCACTAATCTGCTCCAACAAACCGCCAAGCTGTTGCGCCATACCGATGTTGGCTTGCCGTGTGGCATCTGCCAGCAGCTTGTCCTCATCCAGCGGTGACACCGTTACTCCGGCTTGCGTTGCCATCATTCTAGCCGTGTTAGCGATGTTTTCAGACACCATCATTTGAATATGCTCATTGACGTGAGCAAGGACCGACATCAGCGCCTGCGGAGCGATCAAGGGATTAGCCATCTGCATCGGGGCTTCGATAAAACTCAAGTGCCCAATGATGTGCGCCATGTGGTCCTGCTCTTTAGCGGCTTTGAGCTTAGCCCCTTTAAGCCCTTGCGTGTTCTCTGTCAGCACGTCAGCCGTTACTTCTTCTTGCTCCGGCGGCAGAAGCTCGTCAATGTTCTCGATGCGCATCTGCTTGAGCATACGACGACGAACAGCAACCTGATTCCACGGAATATTGGGGTTCTGCGCGTCACCGACTGCCATCTGGAGAATGGCTTGCGACTGCGCAAACCGCTGGGCTTCAGAAAAGATCGTAGGATCAGAGACCGGGATAACGTCAAGCGTACCAGCGAAGTCTTCACGACTAATTGCCAGCTCGTTGAGCTCCTCGACCTGCATGTCCTCAAGGTACGTAGCGTTTAGACGATGAATAATCGCCAGTGCGCGTTTCTGAGATTCATGAAGGCGCGAGTGAATAGCTGAGTAGGTATTGCTACCTTGCTCAATGAGCGCCATGGTCGTACCGACCGGTGTGCGATCGCCTATCTGACCAATTTTCTCTTCGGCTGTTGAGACAACGCCTTTGGCAAGACCGTACAAGTCTTGCATGAGCTGATGCAAGACAGACGACGGCGGGTTAAACGGCATTGCCATCGCCAGCTTCTTGATGTCGTCAATACCTGCTGGACCTTCAATGTCACAGACTTGCGTGACATTGACCTGCGTGTTTTGCCCCACAATACGTCCGCTCTTGAGCTTGAGCATTGTAGGGGCATTGTTGATGTGGGCAGAGTCTAGAAGAGCGCGAAGAGTACCTGTAAGAGCAGCACTGAGACCGCCGATGAGGTGAGGAAGACCAATAGCGTAAGCGCCCCGCCACGGGATAAACTTCCACTCAACGATCCACTCGAGCTTTTCCAGAGTCGGATCGTTCTCATCCCAGTTGCGATAGATGGAGAGTACCTTCTCCGTGTCCTCGTCAATTGTAATAATGTAAGGAGCATACTCACCTCCGGAAACTGAGTCTTCTTCCAGTTCTTGCCAGCAGTAAATCTCCAGGACGGCACGGAGACCGTCTTCGTTGTACCCGTCCTCTTCTCGGCCTTCAATCTTGTCGTTGGCCTTTGTCGAAGCGGACTCTTCGGGGTACTGCGCTGCGTCTGGTACAAACACGTCGCGGTACAGGCCGGACTTAACGCGACTACGGAAAGTAGCGCGGCTGATCAGCTGTCGGTGCGTTGCGCGAGGCGATGTGTAAAAGTTGGTTGCCGAGTACGGTAGGAAGATTTCGTCTACCGGAACAAACTCGTTACAGATACGCTTTTTCTTCTCGTCAAACCAGAACTTTTGGTATTGACTGCCGCCCATTGGTAGTTGAGTGAGAAGCTGTTCCAGCTCGTCGCGGTACTCTTTGATCTGCGTTGTCAACTGCCAGTTCATGAACCGCGTCTTGCGACTAGCTTTCTCAAGCTTACGGGGCGTTACATCTCCGTTGACCCAAGGTTTGACCGGTCCTGATGCCGGGAAGAGTTCCTTGATTGCACGAGAGGAGAAATCCACACAGGCTTCGGCCAACACCGGATGTACAACTTTAGAAGCTCCGTCAAACTCGGCACCTCCAGGCGCGTCATCCCCAAGACCGGTACGCCGAAGACCTTCTTCGTATTGCTTGTCTCGCTTTTCACGGCTTTTCTTGTCCTTCTCAACCAGTTCGGTTAGCTCGCCAGACAAAAAATTCAGGGTCGCTTCAGAGAAACGCTCGGCCAAGTTCTCAAGAAATTCGCCTTCAGTTTCCTCAAATTCGCCTTCGAGCGGGATTTCAACAGACCCGTCTTCGTTCTCGATGAACTCTTCAGGGATTTCGCCGATTTGTAGGGGGTTCAGTTCTTCGTCCACGGTATGCTCTCAGTTGTGTGTGCTGGCAATTGTACTACCGTTTATCTGCGCAAAAAAGCGTTCAAATCATCGAAATAATCGGGTGCTTGCACACTGCCGCCTTGGGCGAAACCCGGTGTCGGTTTCACGTTATTAGCTATCCAGTTCTCTATGTCTTCTTTGGAGGCGTATTCACCTAGATCCTTCACAGACTCAGGGTACTTACTCACGTGGTGTCGGTATAAACCCGCATTGTTTAAGTCACCAATATCGCCCCACTTACCGCCTTCAGGATGGTTACGCACGAAGTCTTGTACGAACGGGAGATATTCGTCTTTGGGTTTGAGGTTCTGCTTACCCTTGATTTGGACGATAGATTGGGTTTCGTCACCGGGACGCGTCTCGATAGTCACATGCGGCTCACCTTTAGCATCGCGCAAGGAGAAGATACGCGCCTCTCCGCCGAGAACTCTGTCGCAGTACCCGCCGACACAGTGACCCATAGTGTCGCCTTCATACTTGAGTTGTTCACCTACTTGCCCTCTGCCCTGTTCAATTTCAGCGGCAAACTCATCAGCAATGGTTTTCTTTTCATCAACGCGAAGAGATCTACCAAGTTCTTTTTCACGAGCAGCTAACAACTCGTTGTACGCTTTATCTTCAGCGTCGCCAGCTAACGGATGCTTCAACTCCACCCAGCGCAACCCCTTCGGATTGTTCTCAGCATACTCACGCACCATGTGAACAGCAGGCGACTGAGCCAACTTAGCGTTCGCTTCAGCTTTCTGAGCCGCTCGCCATTTATTGATAGCGTCTACATGACGCACGGCTTTCTCCATACCGAGTTGCTGCATCTGCTCAGGAGTGAGTTGGAGATGACGCGGGAGTCCTGAATCAGGGTTGAGAGCGTTGGCGAGTTCATCGGTGAGGTGACTGAAACCTATATCGTTGACAAAACCGTCCTTATATTCATGTATAGGTGTTGTCGGTTCTAAATTTGCAACCCATGGGTTATCCACCTTGTAACCACTCTTAGCCACATTACCTGCCATGTATGTGTCTATAGCGTTGTCTGAATGATGTTCCCATCTACTACCTAGGTCTGTCTTGGCCTTCCCTGACTCTGGATATCCAAGCAACTTACGAACCGAGCTTACTATTTCTTCATCCATACCCATTGGTATGCGAGGTTCATAATGAAGAATACCCTGCTCCGCCAGCTTACGCACCGGGTCTCCCTCGGTCGCCATATCACGTTTAACGTACTTAGCTAGTGTTCCTTCGATCCAATTGTTGAATGCTTTCACGTTGGCTGGAGAATACTCATGAGCAAAGTACTTTAGGGGCTTCAACGCATTCTCAACTGAACCTGTCAGCCAGTTACCACCCTTGTTCTTGATGATACCTAACGCGCCTAATCCTCCACCTCCGATATTATCTAGAGCGCCTTGGGTCATCAACCTGCTACGTTCTTTCATAGTTAGGTTGCGATACCCCGCCTCAGAAGGATTGATCTCAGCAACTCGACCTTTGTTGAAGTTATTGAGTTGGTCAGTCAGTTGCTCCAGTACGCCACGAGGATTGTCGCGAACATCTCGCAAACGGCGAAGAATTGATTGTGAAAGGTCAGCCACACTTACACTCCTTCATCTGTAAGAGTCCGCCCCGAGCGTAACCCTGTGTTTCGACGGTTTTCGGGAGCGTTTTCAGCTTTTTCTCGTTTAAAAGACCAAGAATGTGTTCTTTTAACTGTTCTTCCGGAATGTCAGCAAGTCCCAAACCCACCTGATTATTGAATTCGTCCATGGACTGAGCACGACGATCCTGACCCAGTGAGAATAACTCGTGTCCGTGTCCCAAGATACGAGCTAAAAGCGGTCCGTATTGCTTTGCGAGCATGGCGCTGGCGTAAGCGTGACGAGCTGCGTCGCCTTCTCCGTCTTGGTTGTGTCCGGGAAGTTGCTTACCGAAAGAAACCGCGTCCTCGTACACTCTGCCCGCGTTCGGTAGTATCATGGAAGATAGTTTTGTCAACGGACCCATTTTACGCTCGTTTTGGTTACTGGTACGCCAAGCGTACCAGTAATTTTTGCAGAGAGCAAGTTTCTTTAGATACCGTAGGGGTTGACGCGAGGTTTAACGTCGTCAGCGTACTCGTCTTCTTGAATCACGGGGTCAATTGACAACCATGTCTGGTCGCGAAGCAGGGCTAGCGTCTGGCTGAACGCGTCGACTTGGTCGTCGTGCAAACTGTTCGGGAAAACGCAGATCTCTGCGATAAAGTCTGTTGCCCAAGTGCGGAATTCTCCCGGAACCCTTGTCGACTCGGGGATATAACAGCGACCATTGGCGACCAAGTGTGACACGGCGTGAAGCCGCTGGATTTTATCTTGTCTGCCTGGATTATAAGCGCGAACAGGTACCCCCGCCCGTTGCAAATCCTGAATCAGTGTGATCCCTGACCCTTTTTCTTCGATCAAAACGATATCTGTCGGTTGCCCTTTGTCATACGGATTGTTCGGATTACCTCCGTACCGCGTCGTTTTGTACTCGTGAATGACTTTATCTCGCAAATCCGGGTATTTCAGGTGTTCAGTCCAACAATCGAGTAGCATCACACAGTAAGGATCATCCGGCGTAGGGCGAAACACACCCCAAACTTGATGCGCGGTCGGGTCGTTGTGTGTTTTTTCCGTGAAAGCCGTGTCGTAGGACTGAATAATGTAGTCAAAGAACGGTAGGTCTTTATTGCTCGGCCAAGTTTTGAACCAACTACGCTTAATGATCCCTTGTTCTTCCAAATTGATCACTTCGGCGTGAATTTCTTGTCTGCCGAGCACCGTTCCTTCGTATTGGACCAATTGGTTGAAGAAAGTGGACGCCAAATTGGACTTATTTTCGTAACTGGAACCCGTTGTAAGGAGGATGCGCTCCTCCGGTTTGCGGCTTTTCTTGATAAAATCCTGCACCAAAGGCACTGGTTTCGGCGTTGTGGTCACAATGACCTGCGGATTTGTTCCTAGACGCAGACCAAACATCGCCATGTCCCATGCTCTTTGCATGATTTCCGGGCTACTGAAACCTGCCAATTCGTCTAGCCAGAGGCAGTCGTGCTGTGGGCCGCGCAAACGTTCCGGTTCCTCACCTGAGTACAAACTGGCAATCGCGCCGTTTGGCCACGTGATGCGCCGTTTGGTTGGTTCATATACGGGTCGGTTCCAAGGTGGGAAAATGTTGATGATACCCGACTCACCTTCAACAATAACGTCTCGCAAATCGGCTGTGGTCGGGCTGATAATGCCAATGCGTCGCTTACCACACTTCTCTACCCAGTGTCGGACCATCTCCGCTCCGGTTCGAGTCTTACCGAATCCTCGTCCGGCCAGAATCAACCACAGGAACCAGTCAGGGTTCGTGATACCTTCTAACTGTTTCGGTCGTCCATTAAACTCCCAGTCGAACAAGAGTGCTTCTGCTTCTTGGTCAGTGAGGTTGGTGAGGAACTTCAACCGATCCTTTTCAGGCATCAGGTTGAACAGTTCCTTTTTACTGAGGTTGCTCGTGTCGGTCATAGTCCTATGCCCTTGTAATATCTCCAAATTTTATTTTACACCAAAAATTCAGCGTCCGGTTTTATGTCAGTTGGCTAAATCTGGGCTACGGGGGGTCGTGGTTGGTTGTGAACTTCTTATTGTTATTTGTGAATGCTTTATCGTTACGTGTGAACTTCTCGCTGATGTTGGGGAGTGGTTACTGTGAACTTCTCGCTGATACTTGTGAAAGTTCAATTTTTTCGACAGCGTGAGAGGGGGCGAGAACCCATAATTCACGGTCACAGTTGGGGTGTCTCGGTCGTCCTCGGTTCCCGATCCGCTGCGCTCCGACCTCTGCCCGTCACCTCTCCTCCACTGCCCGTCGCCTCTCCTCCGCATGGTTATGCGCACCTACTGCCTAGACACGCCCGCCTAGCCCTCTGCGCGGACCCTGGAGACGCTGTTGTGGTGCGGCTGGTACTTACCCCTTAGTAGGCGCAAATAAACGCCTGTGTGCTGGCAATTGCCCGAGGCGAGGTCCATAAGTAAAGTTTATTCACCCATAAAATTATTTGTGTTGCCTCGTTAAAAAGTTCTTTGCGTTTTGAAAACTTGTGCTATAGTTCAGTCACGGTCAGCAAACGCAGGCCACCACTCATACAGTCAGATACAGGAGATTATCATGCAAGAAGTTACCATCACCCGCACCGCCATCACTTCCGAAGCCTTTACGCTGGACATGCTGCGCGAAGTAGCGATTAAGCTACTTGGTAAGAGCGAGGAGTGGTTCACCAAGATGGCCGAAGGCACGCTGAGCAAGCCGAGCAAGGCTTATGCTAACCTGAGCTATAACAAGCTGCGCACCACGCTGGACAAGCTGCTGACCGATAGCCCGGCCGAGGAATACGGCGAGCTGTACGCCAAAGGCGAGCTGACTTGGGAGTTTGAATGCTTGCCGGACCTGGACATTGGTAACGCTGGCAAGAACAACAAGCGCGAACGCAAGACCGCGAGCAGCGATGCCCCGAAGACCAAGCGCGTAAAGCGTACCGGAGCATACACCATTGTGAAGCGTGTTGATGCCAGCAATGACCCGGCCAAGGATGCCGCACTGCGCCAGCATATTTGGACGAGCACCACGGTGGAGGAATACTTTACCAAAGCCGAAGCCAAGTACGTGAGCACCACGGGCCGCGTGGTAAGTGCCGCCGACGAGCTGAACTGGGCGTTTAAGAACGGTTGGATTAAGCCGACCGAGGAAGCCACGGCATAAGCCAACAAGCGCAACAAACCCAACGAACCCCGCCTAGTCGGGGTTTTTTATTGCCTGATGTCTAAATGCAAATGGTTATCGTTTGCGGAAACTGTTTCCCGGACTTTTGGCGAGTTTTAGGGTAGGGCATCGACTACCCCCTTACCCCACCCCAGTGCGCACCATGGCGGTCCCCCTTCGAAAGCCTCAGGGCCATGTTTAGGTACAGGTAAGGGGCAACAAAAAGGCCACGGTAAAACACCGTGGCCTTTGCTCGTTATCGGCTGAACTGTTAGTCGTCAGCGTTAGGCGGTACCGCATCAGGGTCAATACCCATGGCACGGGCAAGTTTGTCGCGGGCACTGGACACCTCAACCGGACCGCCGTCCTTACCTGTTATCTCAAGGCCACTGGTCTCCTTCCACTTGGCACGTGACTTGAGCCAGAACTTGGTCATGTCAGGGAACCGACCACTAGCTGCCATCTCCAGCGCCTTACGGGCGACAACCATGTTACTGATTTTGCCACTGACACTGAGCTCTCGCTTGTAGAACTTTTTGAGGATCTTCTCATCCACGTTCAGCACCAAGGCGATTTCGTTCGGCTCAAGCCCCAGTGCAGCCATCACCTGCACCTCGCGACTTTGTTGTACTGATGGGTTAAATCCGGGGGAACCTTTGTCCACGGACATTTTGAGGCCCGCGTCGGCCAATTGCTGTTGATACAGTTGATCCAGTCGCCGTTTTGTCTGCTCCGGGGACTCTATCTCAGGTAGATTTAAATCTTCCCAGTTAAACATGGTGACTCCTTTACGTGTGTCTATGACCATATTTAACCATAAAAACCCTTTTCCTGCACTCGCGCGCGCATTTACAGAACCGTAAAAATATTTTTTTGTTATGTGTAATGTAAAACCCCAAAAACCTCGCCTTTTCACTAGCACTTGCAAGTATCGTTTTTAGGGGTAAAACCTATTACAAAACAAACACATCCCCAACCTAGCATCTCTAGCACTAGGCGAATTTTTTAGAAAAAAATAAAAAATATTTTTTCCCCGCGTATGTAAGTGCTAAGGTGCTAGTGCCCTGTTTTGTAATAGGTTTTACCCCTAAAAACGATATTAGGGCTAGTAGTAAGCGGGTACGTTATTTTTAACCTTCAACTACCGTTATTGAACATGCGTTTCATTACCCCGCACGACCCTGTATGGCCCCCACTTTACCACCAACCCCATCGGCATGTAAAGCTTTATTTTTTGCCGCGTTCTGTTAAGCTATAAACCCATACTGTTGACATACACACACGACATGAGAATACCGAAAAAAGCCGCTAATTTGCGAGAGTTGCTCACCGAGATGATCATTGAGAACGGACACGATGCTCCGCCCGAGGACTTCAGCCCGGTTCGAAAGAACAGTTATTTTCAATTGTTGAGCGAACACACCGACCCGGAGACAAATCGCAGGACTGCCCATGTTCGTTGCGTGTGTGGAAAAGAGCTGACACTACCTTATCGAACTGTGAACCAAGGTTACAAAACCTCGTGTGGATGCCGTGACATTAAGACCGTTGACCGTATTAACGCGTTCAGAGACCATGTAAAACGACTCGATGTACGTCGTGAGGACTTACGTACGAGCGGATTACATGGTGACGGCGTACATGGTTTTTTGAAAGTGACAGGTTTCCAACACAGACAGGGAAAATTTTACTGGGAAGCCGAGTGTGCTTGTGGTTCCGTCATCCTTGTCTCGAGGCGCTCGCTGCTTCACCGCAAGAGTGATACCTGTGGTGACAGACAGTGCCGAGCGTTGCGTAGTCAGGGTTATACGCGAGAGGAAGCGCGAACGATGTACGTTGCTGCCCGCAAGGCGATGACTGACCCTAATCATTTGTCTTTTGTCAAACCCGTGGCGACACCGAGCTTGAAGCGCAGCCATCGCATAAACATCATGGAAGACCCCAAGATCAAGGCGAAACTGTACAAGGAAAAAGACAAGAGCTGGTAGCCCAACGCTGAAGCAGATATCAGGTTATTTTCCTTGCTTAATGAATAACGCTGGCGTACACTGTAGTCACTGGCACACGGCCAGGAACCAACAGCATCACTGATACAGGAGAAGTAAAATGGCACACGAAATCGACATGAGCAACGGTCGCGCTAACATGGCCTATGTGGGCGACAAACCTTGGCATTCGTTGGGGAGTCAACTGACCGAGGACGCACCGCTCTCCGTTTGGCTGACCGAGGCAGGTATGGAGTTCGAGATTCTCGAAACCACCGTACAAGGACAAGCGATCGGCAACCAACTGATCAGTATGCCGGAGCGCAAGTTGCTGTACCGCGACGACACGCTGACACCGCTGGCTGTGGTCAGCTCCAAGTACAAGGTCGTGCAGCCTCGCGAAATCCTGTACGCCCAAGAAGAACTGATCGAGAATCTCGGTTTCAAGATGGAGACCGCTGGCGTCTTGTTCGGCGGCAAGAAGTTCTGGTCTATGAGCCGCACCAATTTTAGCGACGACGTACTGGCAGGTGACAATGTCGGTCAGTATCTACTTCTGACTACCGCCTGTGACGGTAGTCTGGCGACCACAGCCAAATTTACCAGTGTTCGTGTCGTGTGCAACAACACCCTGACCATGAGCATCAACGGCGAGAGCAACAAGACCACAGTCAAGATCCCGCACAGTGCGCAGTTTGACATGAGCCGAGTCAAAGAAGAGCTCGGACTGGCGGGTGAGTCGTGGAACACGTTTATTACAGACATGCGTTCGCTTGCTGACAAGAGTATGTCCAAGACGCAAGCAATCAACTTCCTGATCGACCTTGTCGGCGACCCGACCAAGTCACTCGAAGACCAAAGCCAAGGCGCAGCCAAGCTGATGACCCATATGTTTAACCTGTGGAACACCGACAGCATGGGCAACGAACTGGTAGGTCACACACGCTGGGGGATGCTAAATGCTATCACCGAGTATTACGACCACCACACCGGGCACAAGACAGTTGACGCTCGCATGAATAACGCCTGGATGGGTGACGGCGAGAAGATGAAGATGCAAGCCGCCGATCTACTGTTGACCATGTAAGCGTTCCAGAGGCCGGTGTTGACACCGGCCTCCACCAACTTATACAGGAGATAACCATGAAAACGAGCTACACCGACATGATCAACGCGGTGCGCAACACACACGCTGGCCTCGACGATGCACCTGTGTCACCCTACCTCTGCGACTGTATTGAACACTGTATCAAAGACAGAAACCTTCGCGCCCCGTTCCTCCTTCTCATCAAAGAACGTATTGGCGGTCGTTTCTCCGTACCAGACCACCTATTCGGTAAACGGTATGACCACGAGCTTACTGCGGGGCAGCGGGCTGAAGCACAAGAGTTCCGCAACACCCTTTTAGACGAACTCGAAACACTAGCCAATAACCTAGACGGAGTCTGTTAATCATGTGCTCGGCAATCAACCAACTTCTGACCATCGCTGGGTGGGGGTGTTTCGCCTTCTCACTGATGTACATACTAGACGAAGACATCGGCTTCGCAATGTTCTTCTTTATCCTCGGTAGCATCTTTTGGTTGGTGTCAAAATGAACATCTTCGTTCTGCACACCAACCCCGTTCTCGCCGCTCAGATGCAATGCGACAAACACGTTGTCAAGATGTGTTTGGAAACAGCACAAATACTGAGTACCGTAGTCGGCGGTCCGTACAAGCCGACACACGTCAACCACCCCTGCACCATTTGGGCACGCACAGCAACCGACAATTTTTTCTGGCTCGTCGCTCACGGGCTTGCTCTGTGCAAAGAGTACTCTGCACGGTATGGTAAGCGACACAAGTGTCACGACATCATTGAAAGCATCGGGTTTGAGTCAGCAAAAGGTGTAGTTCCTCTCGGACCCATGACCCCTTTCGCACAGTGTATGCCGGAGCAATTTCGCCAAGAGAACCCTGTGCTCGCTTACCGCGCCTACTATCACAGCAAGCCGTTCGCCGCTTGGGACAAAGGTCGCCCCGCCCCTAGCTGGTGGTCACCGGAGCTACAGTCATGCAAGTAGACCTATCTGATCGCGCTCAAGCTCTTTGTGCTGTTATCAAGGAGTTTGAGCAAGTGGAAGCGCAGCAAATCAAGCTCGGCGAACAGATGTCTGCGCTACTCTATGAACAAGTGCGGCTGGCCGAGAAAAGCCGCATCCTCAAGCAAGCACTAGAAGCTCTCGCCACACGAGGAATCAACCATGTATAATAGACCTTTTGCTTTGTCGTTTGACCGTAAAGGCAAGAACTTTATCGGAATCACCCGCCACTACACCAAGGTCAACAACGCCGTCACCCGAGCTGTGTCACTACTACTGGAGTACGGTCGACCGGGTGACGTAGCCGAGATCTTTAGTCGCAACTTTGGTTACCAGATTGCCACCGTCAAGATCCACGTCGGTGGTCGGTTCACCCTCACAATTGTTGGAGAATAGCGTGAAGTACCCTATCCCCTCGTCCTTTTAAGGAGAAGCAAATGCCCAAGATTAAAGATGTCGCAGTTGTTGTCGGTACTTACATGAAGAACGGTAAAGAGACGTTCAAGTGGAAGACTGTCGGCGCACTGATTGAGAACAACGGTAAGCAATACATCATGCTTGATCGCACGTTCAACCCCGCTGGTGTCTATGTTGAGAGCGGTCGTGAAGGAAGTGACCAGTGTGTCCTGTCTCTGTTTGACCTCAAGGGTGGAGAGCAAATTCAGACGAAGAAAACTGCGCCGCAATACAAGTCGGACTACGACGAGTTTGACCTTGATGATGAACCGTTTTAACCTGCTGGTAGCAGGTTAATGGCCACCTTGTAACCCGCCGCTATCCCATTTTCCCGGACCATAGCGGCGTTTTTACAACCCGGCCAATACCCACACCCCACCCACCTATTTTTAACGTCTCGTATTATGCTCGCTATCACCTACATTTTCATTATCGCAGTAGTTACACTGTGGGCACTCAACAAATGACCAAGAACTACTGGGAAAGCAGACATGAACCAGAGCGCAAAGAAACCATGGTCGGCGCTTCACTGGTACGTAAGCTGTGTCGTTGCTGTAAGAACTACAAACAGATCGGCGGAAGCAAAAACATTGATCTAGGGTTCCGCGTCAAAGCGTTCGTGTGTGCTGACTGTGTGGCTGAAGGGAAACACAAATGTATCAAGTAGAGGTGTTCAACGAACACGGTAAAAAACTAGGGTTCGCATACCAAGGGCGGTTGAAGAAGTACCCTGTACCCTACCCGCATCCGTCCAACGCTCAACGAGGTGCAGAGGCTTTTCTCAAGCACAACCCAGATTGTCATTGTTTTATTAACAAGTTCATGCGTATCCCTATTGCTAAGGAACGCAACCCGGCGTAGTATTCAACTTGTGCAAGGCAATAACGCTTTGCAGCCAGACATACAGGAGATAATCATGGCGCAAGTTCTCGTTAAGATTGACACCAGTTGGAGCACCAAGTTGTCTATGGACAGCAAGGACGCCGACACGCTGCTCAATATCCTCGCCAAGTCACGTGTCGTTGAGGATCGCTACGACGGATTTTTGGTGCAGACCGACCCCGTAGAAGTTTCTCTGGAACTCTTCACCTCCGGCAAGAAGCAGATTGTTAGCAAGGAGAAGTACGAAGAACTCAAAGCCGAACAAGAGTGATTTCCTGATACCGCGTGACAGGCGGTATTGTGAAGCACACTCACTCATACAGGAGATAATCATGAACCAAGAACCCAACGGTCTAGAATCTGAAGACTATGGCTACGAGAAAAAGCGCCAGCAATTGGTGGACGCTGTACCCGAGTCTTGCCAACTGAACCAAGCGTTCGTCGCTCGTGTCAAGCAACCGATCCTGCGTGTCTGGAACGCTATTGCCGCTGACATAGTTGACAACATGGACGACGACATCTCTAACGAAAACGTGGTCGAGTATTGTATTGACGCTGACCATCTGCTATTGATCGCAGAAGACAAGGAGGCTAACGATCTTGTCCGTGAGCAGTGCAAGCTCCACGGATACACGCGGGTTCTGAAGTATCTCGCTCGCAACATCAACGTTCTCTAAGGAGAGTAACATGGCAACTATCAGCAAACAAATCGCAGATCGCATTATCGCCGGAGAGTTTCCGGAAGACGAGTGCAGTCGTATCGTACGCTACAAGAACGCTTTCGGCGGATTCGGTTATGGCGCGACTTTCCACAACGAAGACAAGGAGCGTTATCTTGTTGAGACCAACTATGTCCAGGAACCTGTCATCTACTGGGATCCTGATCTCGGTATCGATGTTTCCGAAGACTACTCCGAGTAACTATCATGGCAAATGTCGTGCTCAATAATTACGTCAATTTTCCTGACGGTCGGTCGGCACGAATTGTCAACTGCTTTGGTGGTCAGTATCAGGTAGTCTACAACTGGCAAGAGCTTGACTTATGGTCAGAGGCTATACGTGCCGACAAACGCGCAGTCTCCCTCTACCTTTGTCCTCCCTTCAAGTGGGAGTTTTTCACCGGCGACGAAATACGCGACCTCGTGTCTGACACCCCGAAATATTTGCTTCAAGACGTTGCGCTTTCCAAGAAAGCGGGTATAATTCAACCAATAGAGAGAAGAGCAGTACCTCTAACCAACCCGCCCCCGAAGGTCGCCAAGTCTTCTGGGGCATTACCAACTCCGCTTCGTACTAGAAGCGGTACATCTCAGGAGATAGAGACCATGGCAAAGTGCGCCGTTTTTGACAGTGAAAACCTTCTGGTTGCAGTCTACGATTCCAAGAAGGAAGCCAAAGCCCACAACAAGGGCACCGACCTTCAGTTCATCGACGCCAAGAACTTCCCGGAAAATGGTATCGGCGAGTACGCCACCGTTGAAGACCTGTTCCCGCCGAAGGAAGTCGCCGTCGAAGAAGACGGTGAGGATAAACCGAAGCGTACCCGTACCGTCGTCAAGCGCGAAGGCGAGTACTCCGTCGTTAAGACCGATGGCGCTCGTTGTCCGGAAGGTGACGACCGCAACCTGTTCGTTGATGCTTTGCTGAACTCTTCCACCTGCGAAGAATTTTTCTCCAAGGTTCCGGAAGAAGTCACCTACACCAACAACAAGGGTGTTGAGACCTCCACCACGGCAAAAGCTTGGTTCTCCTACGCTTTCCGTCGTGGTTGGGTTGTTCTGGGCGACGCTCCGGTCGCAGACGAAGTGGTTGTTGAAGAAGAATAAGTTTTTCTTCATTCAAAACAAACCCAGCCAATTGGCTGGGTTTTTTGTTGCCTGTTACCCGGTAAGCTTACCGGGTAACAATGGCCCACTGGCTTGTTCTACGCCACATGGGCGCGTTTATTTTTGTTGGGGTAAGGGGGTAGCCTTACCCACAACTGCCGTTTTATCTTTTAATGTTCCTTCGACTCTCAGCGTCGTTGCAAGGTTGTCAATAAAGCACTCCCACACTGACAATTCTGCTTTGGTCATGTCGTTAAATCGCTCAGCGTGAACACTGGGAACTAAAAACGTTTGCCGCTTGTACCCTACCCCTACCCCAACAAAAATAAACGCAACCACACCCTTCTGCGAAGCGTCTATGTGCCAGTTTATTTGTTCCTTGCGTAAGCCTTTGGCCCCAAATACACGCGTTGTACTGCGCACAGGCCACTCCGGAATAGCTTTGAGTTCTAGCCAAGCGTAGCCGTCTGACCAACCTACCCACACATCAGGAACACCTTCACCTGTTGTTGTTTCAATTCTCTGAACGAAAAAACCCGCCTTCATCAAACGAGGGCGGGTTGATTGCCAGAGGTTTCCCTCTGCTGCCATGTTATTCTCCAGGAAGTTTTTGCACACCGGAAGATTTGTACGCCTTCTTCCAGTAGATCGTTACGTCGGTCCTTGGCTTACCGTCAAACCACCCTGTTTTGGGCTGTTTTTGAACAACCTTGACAAACCCCGGATGCAATTCGGCTAACTTGTTGGCGCACTCGGCTTGTAGTTCCAACGTACGGTAATCGCTACAGCCTCCTGCGGAACCGCTGGCGGGTTGGTCCTGAGAGTACAAGTAAAGAACCCTGTTCTGTTTGCCTTGGCGAAGCATCTGCAAAAGAAAATCGTAGTCTTCCATAACGTGAAGCCTGTCGAACCGCGCACTGGCTTGGTCAACGTTTATACCAAAAAACCGAAGAATACGTGTGTTGTCGGAGAATGATTCCTCAACCGTGTTGTTGCCTTGGCGAGTACTCATTCCTACAACAGGGATATCGTCTAACCACCTGTACATCAGGTCGAAGGCTTGGTACAGCTCGTTGTCGTTTTCAATTTTACGCAGTTTCACCGACCCAGAAATACGCATGTTGAACGACAAATCGTCGTCCAACATGAAAACCTTATTTTCACCGAAAACACTTTTCGCATTTTCAATGATCCACTGACGCGTCATACACACACCTTTGACTTCTTCCGGTAGACACCATGTTTGATGACCGTGAGCGTCTGCTTCACTTTTCGGGCAAACGAGATACGTGTCACTCAACAAAGATTTCGGAAGGTTCGAAAGAGTCAGTTGTTTACCAACCCTGTTTTTTGTCAAGATGAAAATTTTCACTTCAACCCCTTGTAAGATAGATCAGCGATAGTAAAAGCTCGTTCAACCAATTGTTCGTTGGTATGTTGAACGAAATCCGGGTTTGCTACAACCCCCGTCAATGCTGCGGTATAAAGGCGCACGAACAGTTCTGTGCGACGATGATCGTTACACACCTTTTTCTGTTCTCTTTCTTTGTCTTCCATCTCTGCGACCTTGCTCCATAGATCACCCATGTTACTCTCCTATCCAACGAAACTCGTATCCGTCCTTCCTGTTGTAGGGTTTACCACCCATAGGACGACGTTCGATTAGTTTAAGGTCTTCTCTCAGCTTTTTCAAGAACGGTGTTGACGAGGTCCGGGCGTACCCTAACGAACATTCAATAGTCCAAGACGTAAGCCACCCTTTGCCGTACATAGCTTGCCTGTACGCTGTCACGGCCTTTTGCGTGTGCTGTTCTCGACCTTTCCTAGCTCGTTCTTCCCACAACTCCAACCGTTTATTTCTTGCTACTATACTCTCGTCGCCTTCCGGATCTTCTGGTTTGTTAGCAGCTAGTATCTGTTGCGCAATCCAGCTCACTTCAACCCTTTCCCCGGCGTAGCTTCTTTGTCGCCATTGTACTGACCGCGATTAGCGTAAGAGGCATGGTCTGGAACTTCTTCGTGTTCAAAGAAAATCATCTGACCACACTTCTGCCCTGGACACACACGAACCGCATGGAACCT